ACAAGCGACACAATGAAGGAAAATAAAATGACTAAACTAGCTATATTTGGTGACAGTTGGGCATGCGGCTCATTCTCTACAGAGGCCGAAGGCTGGACGGGCATAGGTGATTTTTATTTTCAAAAACAATTAAGTAAGAAATACGACATTACGAATTTTGCATCAGGTGGTCTATCCAATGTACGCACGTTGCATAGACTCAATGACTACTTGGAAACAAACAATAGTAAAATTCTAGTAGTACAGACTGACCCTATTAGAGATTGTTATCCGAACTTTGATTACGGTTCGATTAAACATCCATTTTATGATATATTCAAAGGTAAGATCAAGCAACTTGCTGAAACACAGATAGAGTTATTCTACTACCAATTAGACTTGCTAGCAAAAAAACATAATGCGGAAATTAACATCATAGGCGGATGCTCTGACGTAATTCCGTCAGCAGCAAAATACAAAAACCTTAATGTGCTTTGCTATTCTTGGTTTGAACTTATAGATAAGAATCACAAACATGGTGTGTTTTCTAATACAACAAATTTAGGACATCTCATACCACCTGATTCAGATAGAGAGGTAATAGATCAAATCTACGAAAAGCAAGTGATAATAGATAGAGAGCAGGGTAAGCTATTTGGATACGGGGGAGACAATCATCCTTCTCATGCTGGACAAGATTTGATGATAAATTATATTGAAGGTAAGTTATGAAAATACCTTTTGACAAGTATAAAAGAGTCTTTGCATTTGGCTGTAGCTTTACGAGCTACAACTACCCTACCTGGGCAAACATATTAGCGAACGAGATGCCCGACGCAGAATTCTATAATCTAGGCGCTGGTGGCGGTGGTAATCTATTCATTGCAGCAAGTATTACAGAAGCTAACCTGCGATTCAATTTCTGTGATACTGATTTGGTGATGGTAATGTACTCTACTTCGTTCAGAGAAGATCGGCATGTTAATGGAAAGTGGCAACTGTTTGGCAATATATACAATCAACCTTTTTATCCAATGAAGACTTTTGTTGTACCGTTTTGTCAACCGGTTGGTATGTTGATCAGAGACCTAGCACTTATTCAAATGTCAGCGCAGTATGTAAGATCATTGCCGTGCGACAATCTATTACTAAAAGTAGCCTCGGTTCTTGATGAAAGTAGTAAAGCTCCCAATTTTCATCAAGAAGATGATCATCAAGTAGTAGAACTATATCGCAATTGTTTAGATAGTTTTCCTCCTACTCTATGTGAAACTGAGTTTCCAAATGGACTACGAAAGGGAATAACAGTTATGCGAGACAAAAAACTGTATACAGATATGCATCCCCTGACAGATAGCTATTATAACTACTTGTTGAAGATAGGTGTTAATCTTACTGAACGGGCTGAACAGTATGTTGATGACAGTATGATTAAGTTGTCGCAATGCAGAGATTTTGAAGACTTTGGCAAAATCTTTCCTGAAATAGCAGAACAACGAGAATGTCGAAACAGAATAATGTTTTAATGGGTTTAATCGAAAGTAAATAACAGCATGACAAAAGTAGCGATGATAGGTGTTGGCAAGTTAGGACAAGACTGTGCCGAAGTAATGTCCGAGTACTATGACGTTGTTGGATATGACGTAGCACCACGTTCTCCTGCGTTTCCCATGAGAGCAACTATCAAAGAAGCTGTAGAAGATAGAGATATCATTTTCATCTCTGCACCCACTCCGCATGATCCAATGTACGGCGGAGAAACTCCTACTAGTCATTTGCCTAACAAAGATTTTGACTATACGATAGTCACGGGTATCCTAAACGAAGTCAATCAATATGTCAATCAGAATCAACTAGTAGTATTGATTAGTACAGTATTACCTGGCACAGTTCGCAATACATTGCGTCCGTGTATCACGAATGCACGATTCATTTACAATCCATATCTTATTGCGATGGGCACGACTAAATGGGATATGGTTAATCCCGAGATGATTATTATCGGAACTGAAGACGGTTCGATTACCGGCGATGCGGAAGAGTTAATTAACTTCTATAAGCCCATGATGAAAAACAACCCTAGATATGAAGTAGGGACATGGGATGAAGCAGAATCTATCAAGATTTTCTACAATACATTCATATCAACTAAGGTCGCACTTGTCAACATGATTCAAGATGTTGCTGAGAAAAGCGGCAACATCAATGTAGACGTTGTGACAAGTGCGCTAGCACGATCAACACAGCGTATCATGGGCCCTGCTTATATGACAGCGGGCATGGGCGATGGGGGCGCATGTCACCCTCGTGATAATATTGCATTGCGTGATCTAGCAGAGAGACTAGACCTTGGGTACGACCTCTTTGATTCAATCATGAGAGCAAGAGAAGTACAGGCTGAGAATCTAGCATTACGCTGTTTAAAGAACGGGAAGAACGTAACGATCCTAGGTAAAGCGTACAAGCCAAACGTACCCTATACACACGGTAGCTCTAGTATGTTAGTGGGTCATTACATAGAAAAACATGGGGGTAACGTAAACTACTACGATGAAAACACCGGTGATTTAGACTTAAAGCTTGGATGGACTGAAGTCATGTTGATTGGATACTGGGACACGTGGACTATGTCTGCGTTAAGCAGAAAACACACCCAAGATGTCGCAGTAGTCATCATCGATCCTTGGCGTAAGCTAGACAACCCAGAAATAACGTCAGCACTACACCGCAAAGCTGAAATAATTTTATACGGAGATACTCGGGAACGAAGCAACTACCTTATTGATACCGCTACATTAGATTGGTGGAATAAAGATAGTTACCGTAACTTATTTGTATTATGGCCCGAGCTTGAGAAACATAAGGATAAACTCTATCTGATTGATGCTGAGACTGCGCCAAAAACTGACTTTACATTACGTCCTACTGAATTAATAGTAGAGGAAATCTTACAGGCTAAGAAAAATGGTAAAACTAAGTTTGTATTTATGGGCATGGCTGAAGCGTACAGTTTTCAACTAGTATCAAAGATCAATCGTATCGCACATTTACTAGAAAGATATATTGATCCTAAAGATTTGGTATATGCATGTTCTTCTATTGGAGTATCAGACACAATTGATACTAGAATTTCAGTCTGGTCTGCTTGTACTGTGCAGATGTTTTATCAGGTGAATCAAGAAAACGGTGCAGCTTACGAGGGAAAAATCAACTACGACATTAGAGAAAAAGAGAAGCAATACTTGTCATTTAATAGAATACCTAGATGGCAACGATTGAAACTGTTTGACCGCTTTCTTGAAAGCAAGATGTTAGATGTTGGTTACTGTTCGTTTGATACTCCTCCCGAGCATCTAGCCGAATTGAAACTGACGCTAGAAGCACTTCCCGATGCATTCGTCAACGTTAAAGAAAACGTATCAATGTTACCGCTAAAACTAAACATTAGTCCAGAGAGAACCAATCCAGCTGATCTGCAACCTGATGACCTAAAGTATTTTAGTGATAGTTATTTTAGTATAGTTACTGAAACCGGGTTCTACAATGTACCGAACCTACATGTGTTGCACACTAGTATTTTCATGACAGAGAAGACATTCAAGCCTATTGTTGCTATGCATCCTTTTATTCTGCTATGTTATCCGGGAGCGTTAGATAAGCTAAGACAAATGGGTTATAGAACCTTTTTCCCGTTCATAGATGAGACATATGATACTATCGAGGATCCTGAAGAGCGTTTCGAAGCAGTGTGGCGGGAAATAGTTAGGTTGTCACAGAAAACAACAGAAGAATGGATTCAATGGCAAACTGACATCAAAGAGATTGTAGAACACAATCACAATCATTTCTTTGTCAATAAAAACTATCTTTCTACCGAGGTAGAATCTCAATTTGTGTAGTTAGGTTAACCAAATAATAATTATTGTTTCTGGAAAGTCGCTTAAATAGAATGTAGCAGGAGCAAACTTTTGGTAGATTTCAACTTAACATCTTTGGCAAATAAAGACTTAAAGCCTAAAGAACGCCCAACAGAAGACATTACAGATGCTCGCCATCGTTCTATGATGGAAGCCATTGCACCTTATTCTAAACCCACGGTGCAGAAGAATCTAACTCCAGTCTATGTAGACTACAAGACACGAGAGACTTCTATGGTTCTTGTGCTGTGTCCAGAGTGGTCGCCCTACATGCCTCCGTTCTCGTTAGCAAGACTATCGGGAATCGCTAAGGCAGCCGGATACGAGACTACTATCATGGACTTGAATGTTAAAGCATTCAACTTACATAACACTGACTGGGTCCCAAACAACAAGATTCCATTCAGACTATGGGATCCTAGTGCTTCTTGGCATTGGTTAGGTGACACGTATCTGAACGATATTCACCCTGTACTTGAACCCTTGTTGATGGAAGCAGTAGACGAGATCATGGCATTGAAGCCTACAGTAGTTGGGTTCTCTGTGTACTATATCAGTGAAGAACCTACTAAGTGGATGTGTCAAGAGATCAAGAGACGAGATCCTTCTATTCTAATCGCAGTAGGTGGCCCTAATGTTCACAAGAATTGGTTCAAGATCGAACCCTACTATGACTATGTTATCGTAGGTGAAGGTGAACAGAATCTATTGGTGATGCTTGACGAGATTGAAGAAGGCTGGATCCCTACTGAAGCTAGAGTGTTGACTCAACCAGAGAATGAACGTATTAACATCAACGGGCTTCCGATGCCTGATTATGAATCAATTGACTTCTCACTGTACGAAGTTCCTAACGGCGTTAACTCCGAGATTAGTCGCGGATGTACTGCTAAGTGTTCTTTCTGTGAAGAAACACACTTTTGGAAGTATCGTCAGCGTAAAGCAGTTGACTTGATTACTGAACTTGAATGGCTTTATTATAATAAAGGCACAGACATTGTTTGGTTTATTGACTCACTTATTAACGGTGACATTAAAGAACTAAGAGCATTTGCTTTAGCTCTTAAAGAAAAGGGCCTCAAGATTAAGTTCACAGGCTATGCTAGACATGATGGCCGAATGAATTTAGAGTATCTACAAGACTTAGCAGATGGTGGTTGTATCATGTTTAACTTCGGATGCGAGTCAGCTAGTCAGAAAGTTCTAGATGATATGCATAAGGGCGTGACTATTGCAGAGATGGAACAAAACTTCGCCGACTGCAAGAAGGTAGGCATTTATTGTGCTACTAATTGGATCGTAGCCTTCCCCACTGAGAATTTCCAAGACTATTCTGACACGATGACCTTCATGTGGCGTATGCGTAACAACAACGTGAACAACATGGGATTGGGTGTGGGTTATGGCTTAGGACCGGAAACGATTGTAGGTCAGAACCCACACGCATACAACATCTCTTGGCACAAGTATCAGGGACACTGGATCACTAAAGACTTAGCGATGGGCGGCCCGCATGTCATGACTCGTGTTAAGCTGATTCATATGTGGCTTGATTTCTTTGAAGGATGCACAGATACTCCAATCGGGTACCCTGTTCGTACCGCTCTGAAGACAAGTCATTATGACATTAAGCTAAATCGCACAGACGTACAAAAAGAAATGCACTATGAGCAGTTTGATTATAATATCATTCCTGCTATTAGTGATGATAACCCTTTTGCTAATCAGCTTGTCAATGAAGTCTGGCCATTCTTTAGAAATTTGTGGAGATCACGAGGTGGCTACGAAGCAGAAGTTAGATTCAACCCAGAGATCGACTTGAAAGAGTTTGGAAATCAGTATGGTCCCGGTCAGTACTGGGCAACCTATAAGTTCAAGATCAGTGATGAAGGTCTTTGGACAGCAGATTTTGATGTCAAGTTTGAGCAGATTGATAATCCATTAGACGAGCGTGATCCGGCAGGAGGTCGTAAAGGTGCGTTCTATGCTCAAGACTATTCACGCTGGCAAAATAATACAGTTAAGAGAGCAAGAAAATTAGCAAAGCCTACTTGGAGTTCGGATGAAGGTCGTTCAGGACAAGATTTTGCTGATCTACTAGAAGAAGAAGTACGCTTGAACGCAACAGTTGACTTCAGCTTCCATCTTCAGTGGAAGGGTCAGGGAGATTGGAGTGATACTGAACAGTACCGTGTGCAAGTATCAGATACTAAGAACACTGCAATGCCGCAGAAGAAGGTCGATACTGGAACGGAATTGAAGACTGGGATCACGACAGTTATTGATGTGAATTCGATTAGACGTAAGCCGGATTATTTGTTATGAAAGATAGAGTAAAAGAATTCGAACAAACTATTGCTACGTTTTATAATGCACCCTACGCTGTAGCAGTTGATTGCTGTACACATGCTATTGAGTTATGTCTTCGACTGGAGAAAAGACAGGTTATAGTATCGTGTCCTAAGCACACATATCTTAGTGTACCCATGACACTAGAAAAACTTGGCATGTCTTGGCTTTGGTCTGACGAGCAGTGGAAAGACTATTACTATATAGGCGGAACTAACATTGTCGATGCTGCCGTCTATTGGGAAAGAAACGGCTATATATCCGGCACATTGATGTGTTTGAGCTTTCAGTTCAAGAAACATTTGAATGTGGGCCGGGGCGGAATGATTCTTCTTGACAATGAAGAACAATACAACTTGTTAAGAAAGATGCGGTATGATGGTAGAGAAGATGATACACCTTGGGCAGAGCAAGACATCGATTCTTATGGATATCATTATTACATGACTCCCGAGATTGCATATACAGGGACGCTTCGTTTTAATTCTGCCGAAGTAAATGAACCGCGCAAATGGTCATACGCAGACTACCCTGATCTATCACAAATGAAGGTTTTCAAATGACATATTACTTAGAACACAGTGACTGGATGAATTTCCACAATGTTCCTGAAGGAATGAATCTAGCCATGTTGAATAACATGTCTAATCGGTTAGAACAACTGCTTAAGCCTGCTTTACAGAAGCAGAGTCAAGATAGTATCGTTATTGATTTAGGAGCCGGTACCGGAGTATTGGGCTTGTTTGCATTACACTGCGGAGCAAAGTTTGTGTACTTTGTTGAGCGTGATCCGCAAATGTTTCACATACTATCTAATGTATTACCCACTAAGTTAGATAGCTCTAAGTTCAAATTAATTAACAAAGACATTGAAGAACTATCTATAGACGATTTTGATTGCGGAACGCCTAATGTTGTTGTCAGTGAGTTCTATGGTCCTAGATTGTTTGATGAAGGCTATGTAAACTATACCAAGCATCTTCGTTCGTTCTTACCCGACTGTCACTTTATTCCAGAAACATTTAAAGTTGATTTTTATTTAAATAACATTGACTATAAGCACGATATCTGGCCAAAAGACCCAGACTTGATTGAGCATTTCAAGTTTATGTATAAAGAAAAAGGCTTCTCTAAATATATAGTAACGCACCAGAATGCTTGTTTAGGTACAATTGAATTTAATGCTAATACGCAGACATTTAAGAACAGCATGGAATTTACATTCAATGGTAAAGTAGAGTTGTTAGTAGTGGGTGTCGCATACGTTGAGCATGATGATTTGCGACAAGACTTTACTCGTTTTGGTTGGTTGTTAGATAAAACAGACACTGGTAAAACGTTTCGTATCTATGTTGACAGTGAGAATTATTTTAATCCTAGAAAAATTGACATCACTAATGCTGAGTAAGAACGAATGGGATCCTCTTAAGTCTATCATTGTGGGCATTGCTGATGATGCAAAGATTCCGCCCACAAACATCGGCTTACGAACAGTCAACTATGCTGATCGAACCTTCAGTGAATATCTAAATGTAAAACACGGTAGATATCCTCAGCAGGTTATCGATGAAGCCAACGAAGACTTGAACCTTCTATGTGAATTCTTACGTGAAGAAGGCATTCACGTTACTCGACCAACATCGAATGATCCTGAATACTATAACTATTGTCCTAGAGACACCGTGATTGTACATGATGATGTAATTCTTGCAACTCCGATGGCATTGGCATCTCGGCGCAACGAATGGAGAGCGAGTAAAGCAGTGTTCGATCTTAATAAGCTAGTAGTTGCTCCTTTACCCGAACACCCAGACACGTATAACTCAGGGTGCATAGGAAACCCCAATATCTTAGCATTAAACGAACACGAACCTATATTTGATGCTGCTAATATATTGCGATGCAATGACGATTTGTTCTATCTTGTTTCAAACACAGGTAACAAGAGGGGCGCAAAATACTTACAAAGTGTGATGCCAAATAAGAGAATACACACTATTGAGAAAGTATATAGTTACATTCACTTAGACAGCACTATCGCATTATTGCGTGAGGGGTTGATGTTATTGAACCCGGAACGCATTAAGTCAGTTGATCAGCTTCCGGAACCATTGCGTAACTGGGATATTATTTGGGCCCCTGAACCTGTTGACATCGGACACTATTCTGGTTATTGCAATTCAAGTAAGTGGGTGAGTATTAACCTACTCTCAATAAATCCTAATCTAGTTGTCCTAGAAGAACACCAACATAATCTTAGGTTAGAACTAGCAAAGCACGGTATTGAATCCGCTATGCTTCCTATGAGGCATGCTCGTACATTGGGCGGATGCTTCCACTGTGTAACATTAGATTTAGAACGTAGCTAACATATCGCATATAAATAGAGTCATGAAAAACAGAGTTGAAATTGGGCATGTAGGACGCTTTTGGGTAGATGATTTTAAGAATCTATCCTTTACTAAACAGCCGGTAACTGATGAGGAAATTAAAACTTGGGAAGATATGGGTTATGACCATGTAAAAAGCTTCTCTGGGTCAATGTATGACAGCAGAAATCCAATGCCTAATTGGGTATCTACTCTTGATCAAATGTTTGGATTATACAATCAAGCTTATACATTCTACCGTATGGATACGTTGGAAATTATGCCTAAGCATGTTGATCATTATAGAACCTACTGTAGGCTGAATAATACAACCCCGGACAAGGTCTGTAGAGTCATAATGATGCTAGAAGATTGGAAGCCTGGTCACTACTTTGAATTAGACGGTGTGGGTTATGTTAACTGGAAAGCAGGAGACTGGTTCAAGTGGAGAGGTGATGTTCCTCACGCTGCTAGTAACATAGGAGTTGAACCCAGATATACACTACAGATTACTGGGATGAGTGCAATGGAAGGTCAGCTTAATAAGCTTATTGCACACAATGTTCCTGATTATAACAGCAACACCAATCACCCTTTGTTTAAGCAGGAAGTTCAATCAAAAATTGATAAAGATCATTATATGATCTATTTGCATAACAAGTATATTACAGAATTAGACAGCATAAATCATGAGCTAAGTTCCATAGAAACTCTTAACGATAAGGGGCTACATATCTATCTGTATGAACCGTTGTGCAGTTATAAAGCTCCTTGGGATAGACATACTCAGGGATTTTATTCTGAGTTTGAATCAGACATTCTGCCGCACGAAATGCGAGCGGAAGAACTTGATAGTATCTACAACTATGCTAGACGAAACAATCTAACTAACGTGACAGTGCATACATGTGATTATAACGTACACGATTGGTATCCAGCCTACACTGACCTGATGACTCTATTATGTGACGATCTTTTCTTGCTCACTCAGAAGAAGATTATCAATCTAAACGAACAACCAACTGGAAGATTTATTCGTAACTTCATATGCTTGAACTGGAGATTTACTAAGCACAGACAATTGTTATCTACCTTTTTAGCAGGAGAAGATGGCCATCTTAGCTGGTACTATAAAGCTGATTTTGAAGTATTAAAGAAGGATTTGTTTTTCGATTTAGAAAGTTGGAAAACAAAATACCCTAAGCACTATGAAAAGCTAAAGAACGGATGTGATATAATCAACACACATAGTCCCTTAACTGTCGATAAAAAGGAAGCTGTTGCTACTGTAGTCGAAGACCCATTTCATGTGCATCTATTTCCAAAAGTGTCGGGTATGACAGCAGACGAAACCCCTGCTCTATATAACAGAATTTCAAATAACCTCTCAAACTATTATTTTGATGTGTTCGTTGATATTGTTAATGAAACAAAATTTGCACAGCCGACAGCAAACTATAGTGAGAAAACATATCAAGCGATCCAGTATATGAAGCCCTTCGTTTTAGTAGCTCCTCCAAAAACACTTGAATACCTTCGCAGCATGGGATTCAAAACTTTCAGTGATTTTTGGGATGAGTCGTATGATGATGAGTTCGATCATGGCGAACGATTAGCAAAGATTTTCACCTTGATTGATGAAATTTTTAGTATGCCAAACGAAAAACAACGTGAAGTATATGAACAAATGAATCATATATTGACTCACAACTTATCTAGATACAAACAGTTGACAAATCGCAATCCATGGAATGCTGCTAATAAGGCAAAGTGAAATAAATTGTAATCAGGTTGTACACAGAAGAATTATATAAAAGGAAAGTGGCATGTTCAGTTGGATTAAAAAACTAGTTAACAAAATCAAGAGAGAAATCTCCTATCGCAAGCGTATCAAAGAATTACGCAAGAGAGACCCCTTCATTTACAAATGAACTACGTAGGAATCAGTTGCGGCTTCCATGATGCCGGCTTAAGTGTCATTGATGACAGTGGCAATATACTTTTTGCTGGGCACAGTGAACGTTATAGTAAGAAGAAGCATGACGGAGAGTTATGTTTAGGAATCATTAATGATGCACATTCGTATATCAATGACGAGTTTGAAGTTCATTACTATGAACGTCCTTATGTCAAAGCTATCAGACAGTTCTTTGCTAAACAACCGCTTGGCCCCTTTAGCGTAACAGAGATTATAGGCAATTATAATCTGTTTGCATTGGGTAGTATGAAAAATCCTCGCCGCGGGTCAGTAAAGACACATAATCATCATCTGTGTCACACAGCAGCAGGATTCCAAACAAGTCCGTATCAAGACGCTACAGTAGTTGTTATTGATGCTATCGGTGAATTGGACACCATCAGTATATGGGATGCAAAGTATGATAAACAAGGTAAAGCAACGTATAAGAAGATTTGGGGGCGTAAGTATCCTGACTCGATTGGTCTTTTTTATTCTGCGATGACAGCTAAAGTGGGCTTGCGTCCACTAGACGAAGAATATATTCTTATGGGTATGGCTGCATACGGTGAATCTCTATATAACGCAGATATGAAAAGATTGTTTAGTGACTTTGGTGACATCAAACTAAAAGAAAACTTGCATATCGGAGTAGACAAAACTTTCCTACCTGAAGCAGATGAAATGGATATCGCAGCATCAGCGCAGCAAGTTGTAGAACAGCTAATTGAAATAGTGATTAAGAAAGCTAAGAAGTTGGGTAAGAGCGACAATCTAGTATACGGTGGCGGTGTTGCTCTTAACTGTTTAGCTAATAGATTGATTGGTCAGTACTATGAGAACATTTGGATCATGCCGAATCCAGGTGATGCTGGTAATAGTTTAGGCGCCGCTTGCTTGGGCTATGGCAAGAAAGTTAAGTGGACAGATGCATTTTTAGGTCACGATATTAAAGGTGATTGCCCAATTGATAGTATAATAAAAGAATTGCATGCCAATAAGATAGTAGGAGTTGCTAATGGGAGAGCCGAATTTGGTCCTCGTGCGCTGGGTAATCGTTCTCTACTCGCTGACCCCAGAGGTCCAGATATAAAGGATAAAGTAAATGAAATTAAACGTAGACAGAAGTTCCGACCATTTGCTCCGGTCATTTTGGAAGAACATACTAGTGATTATTTTGATATGCCTGACGGTTTCAGTGACAGCAGGTATATGCAATGCATCGCTACTTGTAGGAATCCTGACTTATTTCCTGCTATCGTTCACGCTGATGGGACTTCTCGTGTTCAGACTGTCCCAAACGATGGATCAGGAATCAGACGACTCCTAGAGCGCTGGTATGCCGAGACGGAATGTCCTATGCTTCTTAATACTTCGTTGAACATTCGCGGAGAACCAATGGTTAATGACCGAAAAGATGCCGATCGTTTTGAAAATTTGTACCACGTAAAAGTCTGCTCATAAGTAGATGTATGTTGAGAGATGTATTCTATTACGGTGCCAAGCCGAACGTTCACCCCCGCGAAAGATTTGCAGAATCATTAGAAGATGCTAGGCAACAGTGTACAACGCACAGCTTTTGGATTATTAATGAATTTTGTGACTATCGCGGATTCGATTGGGACTTTGATTTTGAGTTCTTGCCCGACGAAGATGTTTGGGCAGAAGACCATAATAACGTTTGGCCAAGCCGGCATCAGAAAGATTCCGGTACTTGGTTATGCCCCAAAGAATACAGCGATGTAATCATCTATCGCGGTGACGTAGAACCTATACTTCGTAAGAATTTAAAGTCAGACAATTGGGTTGAACTAGACTTAATCGACAAGTTTGACTTCTCGTGGCATCCTGATCCTACTGATCCGCCCTACATCTATAAGTGGGGATGCAAATATTTCCCTGCACAATTCAAGCATGTTTTGGAGTACAGAGTTCCCGGAGCAACTCAAGTCAAGTATATGAATTCGGTTGTCGAATTGTTGCCTCAATGGGATAACTGGACTATTCCTGATGATATAGACAGAGAACGCTTTGACTTTGCATGGAGACCGTCTCCGCTTGAACCAGAACTAATATATGAATTTGGTACACAGTGGCAGAAGAACGGCGGACCTATATACACAGTTCCGGGAGCAAAAGATAAGAAATATCTGAAGGATCAAACAGCTAAAAAACTTCCTACGAATGAAAACTGGACTATTCCTGAGAATATTGATCCTAGTGGATTTGATTTCTCTTGGCATCCAGATGCTACTAATCCTCCTTATATTTACGTATTTTCCACTCAATGGGCATTCAGCGGCGGACCTGTATACACCGTCCCGGGCGCAACTGAAATAAAGTATGTAGAAGATCAGGTTGCTATCGCTAAAGTAGATAAAACTAATTGGATTTACAATGATCAAGAGATTGACGCAGATTCATTTGATTTTTCATGGCATCCATATGTAGAAGACCAGCCCTATATCTATCAGTTCGGCACACAATGGCAGAAGACGGGCGGCCCTAGATACGTCACTCCTGGTGCAGCAGCCGATGCTCCTGTAAAATATATTGATACTCGTATTCTTAAAGCAAAAAGATTACCAAATAAAAATTCCGGATACTGGGATCCGTTGTATGATATCCAAGACTTTGATTACTCTTGGCATCCAGATTCTACAGAAGACCCGTATGTGTATATGTTCGGAAATCAATGGTATCCGGCAGAAGTTATGCCTACTGTTGAATATGCATTGCCGGGTGCAAAAGAAGTTAAGTATGTGCATGATGTTGTAGCAACTCTATCAGCCGATATGACCAATTGGGTTGTTCCGGATAATATAGATGTAACCTCATTCGACTTTAGTTGGCGCCCGGAACCAGAATCTCCGAAGTTCATCTACGAGTTCTGTACACAGTGGCAGAAGACCGGAGGTCCTCGATATGTTATGCCAGGAGCAACTGAAGTAAAATATATCGATTCACAAAAAGCAAAGGTGTTACCTGATACAGAACATTGGACTATTCCGAAAAACATAGATGTATCTACCTTTGATTTCTCATGGCATCCCGATGCTACCAATCCTCCTTATGTTTATGTATTCCCTACTCCTTGGGCATTTAGTGGCGGACCGGTTTACATTGTTCCAGGAGCGATTGAAACAAAATATATAGAGGATCAATCTGCTAAATCATTACCCGATAAGACTAACTGGAAATATGATCCAACACTAATTGATGAAACAAGTTTTGATTTTAGTTGGCACCCATATCTAGAAGACCAGCCCTATATCTATCAGTTCGGCACACAGTGGCAGAAGACAGGTGGTCCTATATACTATTCTCCAGGCTCGACCGGCGACTCATCAGTGAAGTATGTTGATACTCGCATCATTAAAGCTACACGCTTGTCTAATAAAAATGACCCTTGCTGGAACATTATTCGTGAAGTAGTAGACTTTGATTGGTCGTGGCATCCAGATGAACTAGATGAACCCTATATCTACGTATTCGGTAACCAGCGGTATTCAGCAGAGAAAGATCCTACGGTTGAGTATGTTGTTCCCGGGGCAACCAAACGTAAGTATATTAGTGATATCGTAGCAAAAGTCGCCCCTGATTTAACTAACTGGACGATTCCTGATAATGTAGACACGAGTAAGTTTGACTTTTCATGGTATCCGGATCCTGGATCACCTCCTTACATCTATCAGTTTGCAACCTTGTTAGATGATATTTGGATCGATGATGGTCCTAGATATGTAACTCCGGACAACGACGGGTTTGTTGTCAGATTGGAAAATTCAGTATTGTATACAGGTGAAATTGTATATCCTAAATATGTAATTGAAACCACATTGGAAGACTTGGTCAAGAAGCATCCAACTGAGTTGTTTTGGGCCTTAAACAAGAACATCAACTACGCTGAGTTTGATTTTACTTGGAAACCTACTAAGGATGATCTATTCAATGTAACTGTATTTGGTTCACCGGAAAGTGAAACTACACATACATACTTTGTAGACGCAAACTATTACTTAGAAGGTCATACTGATTTTAATTATATTCAACCCGATGTTGTATTAGATGACAAGTATCTTTCTAAAATCTTTACTAAGCCTGATATGTTCTTTGTAGATAGAAGTAATCCAGAATCAGCAACAAGATTTGAAACATTAAAAGCGAAATATGGTTCGAGAATTCAGAAGACTCGCTATCTCAACACGTGGGTAGACACTATCAATCGTTGTACGAATCGTGCAACAACTGAAATGATTTGGGTACTCAACAGTGAGTTAGACTATAGCGACTTTGATTTTGAATATTACCCTAACCCTTGGCAGATGAATATGGTCCATGTATTTGGAACTCAATGGAGTCATTGGGGAACTACGTTCTTGGTCAACTGCGAAACGTTTGCCCAAGACACCAAGTACATCAAGATTATTGAGCATCTATCAAATCTAAACTTTGTCAAGACAATTAGAGCAAAGGCTACAGCCTGCGTACACGATATCGTAATGATTGATCACGGTAATGCTGAACTATTAAAGATCAGTGTTCAAGTAGAACAGAAAGCTGAAAGAAAGTTATTGGCTACGATACCATACGATGAAAGCTACTTGAACACACTCAAGAACTTTATCAAGAAGTTGCCGGAGAGAAAAGAACACTATCTTTGGATTTGCTCAAGTGTGTGTAACTACTCGCAGTTTGATTTTACATACGTATGTGATCCTTTCTCTAAAGATAACCTACATGTGTTCCCTAGCGGTACGCAAAAGTTCGGGGATACCTTCTTCATTGATGTGAACAAGACTAAAGAAATCATCGATGACATGGAGAAGCTAGAAGAATATCATAAGGTCAACTTTAACAACGCAGTAAAGACTTCTCGTTTGCCGGAACCACTCATCGTTTCCCGCGATGATATGCATGTGTCTGCGCTGGATAAAATAACAGGATTCCCTTATGCTACAATAGTTGCTGATGATAATGTGTTTATGGAAACACCGCCCGATGAACCGATGAATCTGTGGTCACCCGAAACAAAGAACATCATCATAACAAGCACAGGTGCAACACGAATCATCGTACCTTCGGAAGCTAAAGACATTGTTACGAACGAACTATATGAGTATCCGTATATTAAGAGAATGCCCAAGCTCACAAAAAGTGCACCACTTGACATTGTATTCGTAAGCAACGGAGAAACGGTAGCTGATCAGAACTATGAACACTTGGTGAAATTTACTAACGGTCTACCTAACAAACTTCATAGAGTTGATGGTATCAACGGTAGAACAGAAGCATTACATGCTGCTGCTGATAGCAGTGAAACACCTTGGTTCTTCTGTATTCCTGCAAAGTTGTTCATCAATAAGAAGTTTGATTGGAACTATCAAGCAGACAGAATGCAGATGCCGAAACACTATATCTTTAATGCTCTAAACCCTGTCAATGACTTGTTCTACGGACACCAATCGATGGTGTTGTATAATAAGAATCTAGTCCTCGGAAACGAAGGAGTTGGCTTAGACTTTACCCTAGACAGTCCACACATGTCAGTCGAGCTTAACTCCGGTACAGTATTAGGTGACACGGACAAGTATAGCACATGGAGAACTGCTTTCAGAGAAGCAGTGAAGCTAAAACGCTATGCAGATGCTGGTGATGAAGTAGCCGCTACTAGACTCGGAGTATGGACTAGTGTTGGTAAGGGCAACTACGGTGAGTGGTCTATCAAGGGTGCAGAAGATGGCATTGAGTTCTATAAAGAAGTCAACGGTGATCTAGCTAGACTGCGACAGAGCTATTACTGGGATTGGTTAGAAATTAGATTTGAAAATAAGTACTAGTACTTGCGAAAAATACACATAAATCTATTATACATGCTAGTTGGTAACTGACCTGCAAAGATCGGGTCAGTGACTCTATTCATCGTCATGAACTCATCTAAACTGTTGCTGCATCTTACATGTTCATCGCAAGAGAAAAAGTCATTCCCTTGAATTACTACTAGTGAACCAGTTGGTATATTATCATACCACTGATCATATGTTTCTTGTGTCACATGTTCGGTGCTTGTGTTTATAACTATGTCCGCATTATCTGTGTACTGATATTCTCTCATATCAGCAGTGTCTGCTTGGTACCGTTGCATGTTCACGTAAGTTTGATTTAACTTCTCGCTGTTTGGTTTGCACCAAGGGTCAAGATCGATGTTGTAAATCGTATCAACATAGAACTTGCTATTCTGAAAAAGAATATTAGCTAACACGCCTAACCATCCACCGAAGATATAGATGTTGCTTGGAATCTTAATATCATAGTACTCGTTGAGCATCTCAGACAGCCATATCTTACTATGCACTTGCCCATCCCAAAACGCATCTAATCCTCTTGAACGTTCGGGTTCGGGTAAGTCTCTGATCATGTTGAACCATAGTATGATATGGCCGCTGTCTAGCTTGATATTATTCATCATAATATTTATGTAGAAATATGGCTCAGAAAAGTTAGTTTTGGGTACATAAAACACTTGACTTTGTTCTAAAAGATAAGTATATTAGTAACACTCTAAGGAGAATACGTATGAAGAAGTTTATTGCAGCAGTTGCTGTGTTGTCATTGGTCGCTACCCCTGCTTTTGCAGAACACCGTGATAATCGTTGGGGCGTAGATAGTAATCGTAATAGTCCGTACTACGGTCGTCAAGTCGGCCACGAACGTAACGAACGTCACGAACATCGCGGTGTAAGTACAAGCGGCGCAGTCGCTATTGGTATCGGAGCACTGATACTCGGTAGTATTATCAGTAGTCGTAATACTGAACAACGTAATCCTCCTCAAGTGGTAGTGGCACCTCCGCCGCAGCCGCAGTATGTTTGTCAAGATGTCATCAAGTATGACTACTATGGCAATCCTTACGTTACCGGTAGAAACTGCTGGTATCAGTATTAAGGTATTAAAGAATTAGTTGTTGACGTAGACTGAAAAACGGGCAAGACGGGAGTGCGATTCTCCCCGCCTCCACCATTTCTCTTTTTTATGGGGGCGACCAGTATCGATTGACGTATAATAGGAAAGCCGAGACTGATTGACTGGCAAAGTGCCAAAAAACGTAAATGCAAACGATAACAATGCATATGAGGATCTCGCCCTAGCGGCATGATCCATCGGGGTATGAGTTCCACCTGGCAACAGAACGGGCTCACTTTTTTCTTGACATTATTACCCAAACCTGCTATAACAGATATGTAGCAAGGAGATAAGCAATGACCTTTGAAGAATGGTTTGAACAGGAGTTTGTCCCTTCGTTTGCGTACAGCAACGATGATCCATATCTGTACGAATCTGCTGCCCGCCGCGCATGGGAAGCCTCTCGTGACAACCTCCGTACTTGGGACCTGTAATGACTGTTAACGCCTATCTCTTTATGTGGAACTGCCATGGCATCGAATCTATCGTGCCGATCACGCAGTATGAAGATCAAGATAAGTTGGACATGTGGAAGATTCTGAAAGGAGAGCCTACCGGTAAGAATCCACTGGATGACATCCTCGGTGCAATGACCATGCGGGCCCGTTTCAATCCAGAGCGTAGCTATGAAGTCTACGCTATGGATTGTGAAGAAGGCATCACGCAAGAAGACTTGTTTGATCTTTGGGACAATAGCCCGCAGTATGCCGCTGACCTTACCCGTGAAAAGGGTGTCTGTATGTTCAGTAACCGAAACAAACATCGCCCAATCCAAATTAGGTAAGTTTTCGGTTGACTTCGGTTGCCCGTTCTACTATAAGAAGATTATGAAAAAGGCAATTTGTTTCGCAGCACTGGCTGCTAGTTCACTTAGTGGTTGCGGGGGAGGCTCTTCGTCTTCTAACAGTAATGTCGTACAGATACCAACTACTAATCTTTCACCAACTCCAACCCCAATCACTACTACAGTTGATCAGCCGTTGCTGCAAGCTACCCCGGTTTCGCTTCCTGATTTGAGACCTTATTTCAATCAACTGTGCGGTGATGACACGAACATCCGAAATTTCTTGTTTCTAGACCTGAACAAGGATGGAAAGAAGGATATTGTGGTAACGATGAACTGCTTGCAGCCAACATTCGGCGTTGTGGTAACTGATCCAGTCAAAGCAGGTTTTGTTGCATTCCTTCAAAACTCTGACGGAACTTTTCGTCTCGGCACACAATCAGTCTTTGGACAGGATATGGTCAGAACCTCTGGATTATTCGGAGGTGTCGCTCAAGCGGACTTTAACAAAGACGGATATGATGATTTTGTGCTTACTCTTAACAGAGAAGATGGCCGCGCTTATGCTGATCAAAAAGCATCAAACCTGAATGACCAAAATCTCTTTGTCACAAGTGATGGGTATGGTGGGTACAAAATTGCTGCACAAGGACAAGCCGCATGGAACTACGCTTTGTCAACAATGGACAATGCATCGGGTGGAAAAGATGTTATAAGTCAGCCTATCGGCTATGGCGGAGTGAACGAGCAGTGGACTTATGACAATGGTTGGAAACAACTCGCACCGCTCAATTGGGCTGTTCCTGGAACTGTCTTCTTAGCTAGGACAGCACCTAATCAAGGTTCAACATCCGCGCTAAATCCCTACTGGAAGGGAAGCGAGTTTGGCATGTCACTCTATACTCGCAATCAAGATTGGGCCTTAACAGATAAACTATTGTTTGGAAGCTGGCGCTACATCTCTTGGATCACATGGGCAAAGGAACGGAGCATAGTAGCATTAGTTACTATGAATAACATGGATTACGTCAATGTAACTCTTGAAGTTTCATGTAGCATGAAGCTCAACAAAGCTGATCAAGATCAGATCGCTATTTTTGCCTTTCAAGGGATGCCGATCAACGGCAGGTATGTGGAAGGTACTGTGATAGATGAGACCGATCCTAAAACTGTTTTGCCGCCTCAAACGACTCTTGTAGCGTTTCAAAATTTAAACGGTAAATTGAAACAGATTGACTTGAGAATCAACAACGAAGAAAAAAATATCAGCCCATTCCGAATGTACTGTGAAGATGTAAACGGAGATGGAAACTCTGATATTGTTGTAAGTGATTTTAGGAAAGAAAAATCTCCTAATGTATATATTAATTCTGGCTCAGGATCATTCTCAAGATTAAATCCTAGCAATTTGCCGATTCTTAATAACCCTGATTATAGAGACGAATCATTTATCTACAAAGATATAGACGGCGATGGATTTTCTGACTTCATGTCTTATACAACTAATAGTTTAACTCACTCAGCATTTGGCAAACCTGTTATCTTGAAGCTGTATAGGGGCGGTAGACATGCTCGTATTGGAGAATACTAACGTTAACCTCTATGATAAATACTTTTCGTCATAGGAGTACATTTTCGTGAAAGAATCAAAATTAATAGCTGAGTTATATAGCGCCTGCGTAAACCACGACCGAGAGCGTGAAGCAGAACTCTACAAATTACAATTTGCTAAGATTCTTAAACGTAAGAAAAAGGGTAAGCCGTTTGATTCCAAATGGGCTATCATTCGCTAACCTTATTTTTCACTTGACAACGGGCAACGGTTCTGCTATAACTAATGCAGTCAACAAGAGATAAATATCATTATGAAAATCACCGAAGTTCTTTTGTCGAGCGATAAGGCTCTGTTTGAAGCAGTTGATGCCGAAAACGATACCGAAATCGCCAGTTCTGATATGGTTAATATCATCAAGGCTGCATCAAGCGGGTCTTGGAGCAAGCCGATGACCGGCGACGAATTCGATGACTATATTGATGCTCTTGTAGGTCAGTATGGCTAGACCAACAATTCCTCCTGGAATACCAAACTCTGTAGTCTTTGAAGTAGGTCCCTATTGGGAGCAGTCGCTCATTTCGGCTGTGAAAGATTCTCCGCAAATTGTACAGAAAATCAAAGACTTCAGAGAATTAAAGAGCAAAAATCCAATGACCCCGTTTGGGTCAAACGATAAGCCCTTCATTGGTAATGGAATTTTCAAGCAATATCTTCCTAAAGCATTGAAGGCGCACCTCACCCCTGACATTAGTATCATCTATGAGTTATCAGGACGCAATCCTACAACAATTAAGTTGCATGGAGTGTTCACTCATGCAGACATGGGCACAGGGCAACCAGCAAACGTGAAGATTCAAAAAAATCTAGCAAAACGTTTGGCTAACGAAGAAATAGAGTTAGATAAGTAATAACTGATGACGCTTCCGATAACAATGTACATCGATAGGTTGCCAAACCTCAAGTTTGACTTAGCAAAACTAATCGAAGAATACAAGTCTATTGAAGACTTACTAACCGATACTGAAAATCGGCACTGGTATAATGTAAAATATTGCAACACGATAGTTCAGCGTAAGTTTCATCCAATTCTTAGAGATGTGGTTCACCCAATACTATCCGAATTACCATATACTAATAGCGTCATACAAGAAATCTTTGCGCTAGAAAAATTCAATTCAGTTCAATATAGAGTTATATACCCCAACACTTGTTATAACTGGCACGTTGATCAAGGCAAAACTTGTGTACACATTCCGTTAATCACGCACGTTGGTGCAAGGTTCATTTATGAAAACAGAAATTTTCATATGCCGGCAGATGGGTCACCTTATGTGGTTAATAACGGTATTTCTCACACTTTTGCTAATGCAGGACATGAAGACCGAGTGCATTTAACGTTTGAGAATCTTTAAAGGGTCTCGTTCTAGTTTAGCTATAAACTCTGCTATCTCATCCCAGTTAGTGATCCACTGTTCGTGTGTTCCCGGGTTCTTTATGGCCATTTGTTTATAGGTAGTTGGTTTAGAAACATCCAGTATATCATATACCGCAGACGGATCATTCTTTATATCTTCATAATCTATGATTGATGTTAAGTGCATTGACGTAGTAGCTATGCTATCGTAAAATGCCTTAACATTCCTGTACTTCCAAAACAGGTCTTCTTTAAGAAGATGGAAAGACGGAATTCTTTCTCGCAACTCATCGATTCTAGTTTGATGTCGGGTAGGGTATAGATGAAATCTACCTATTTTAGGATAGATACACCAACTAAGAGCAGACTCTACCATATCCCTTGTACTTAACACTACTCTGACATCCTGTTCAATTAGGGATAAGCTACTGATCGAATGCGAATGGCAAATGGTTAGTGCAGGAATCTCTGTTATTTCTTGTTGGGGCATGATATGATTTACCCGCAAGTCTACTGCACGATAAGAACTGAACAAGCAATCTACTATAATCTTGCTTCCGGTTCTTCCAGGAGAAAGCACTAACCACTTGTCATTTTCGCTAAGAATCATTCAAATATTTAGTACCACGGGCAGTAGTAGTTCGATAAATACAATATGGACATTAATGAACTAGAAGCCTTCAAGCTAGAAGACGCAGTTAAGTTTCACGACAAGCTTAACCCTAACCTTTGGATAGGTACACACCTTGATCCAAAGGTCAGAAAGCAGTTGATGCTGATAGCCGAAGATTTTATCACTACTTTAGGAATCAGTGACCTTGATGTTAAGGACATCACAGTCTCTGGATCTAACGCAGCATATTCATACACAGACCATAGTGACTTAGACTTACATATCTTGGTTGATATGGAAAAATTGCAGAACAACGAAATCTATCGTGAATTGTTCACTGCAAAGAAAACCCTATACAATGATCAGCACAGCATTACTATCCGCAATGTTCCTGTAGAAGTTTACGTACAAGACACAAACGAGCCGGTGCAATCATTAGGTGAATATAGCGTCCTTAACGACAAGTGGATAAAGATTCCTAAAAAACAACGTGCTAACTTCGATCAGGCTGCGACCAAAGCCAAATATGAAAATCTAGCTAAACTCGTTGAATTAGCTATAAAGACTGCTGATATAGACCGAGTTAAAAAGATGATCGATATGGTCAAGCGTTATCGCAAAGCAGGTCTTTCAACGGGAGGCGAGTTCTCTCCTGAAAATCTAGCGTACAAGGCAGTACGTAGTCAGGGTGGTATTGATGCGCTTTATGACTTGCGTGATAAGCTACATGGTGAGGAATTGAGTATTGAAGAAGCATCCTCTCGTGAAGATGCAATCATCAAGATCAACAAGCTGATGAACATGTCAGGTAGAACTGAAAATGAAATGGCTACTAGTAGGGCAATCATTAGCAAGCTGATGAAGCAATTTAATATCGCCCCGGAAGAAGTAAGCGTGTCACAGAGTACTTTGGCGACTAACTATCCGAAGCGTGAGCCAGTTGATCCGCTCAAGGCAAAGATGGCTGCGGCTGCATATCAAAAACAACAAGCAGCCTATCTATTAAAAAGTGAGTGGGAAAAGTTTAAGAGTAAGTTCAGCAAGTTTGCCGAAGGTGAAGAACTTAACGAAGCATATACTAGCAAGCAGCAGGTGATCGATCATTTTGTTAGAGCAGCAAAGTATCGCGGCGAAGATGTTAATCTAGCAACACGAAAAGGTGCAGCAGCATGGGAACGTGGTTGGAGAGGTCCTAAGCCTAAAGCATCTAAGGAGATTAAGCCTTACGATGCTGAACGCTACAAGAATGTTCGCTTGCCATACATTGACGAAGCTGAAAATGATATTGCAAAAGCAAGTACTGTTCAATTCAAAACTTTGCCAGGCCCCAGAAAACCTAGACATTCGTTTAGAGTTGTTTATGATGGGAAAGTTATTGCTTACGGCGAAGTAGAAAAAGATTCAGTTCACGATGATGAACGTGGAGCCTCTGTACAAGAGATTGTTGTCCATCATAAGTATCGCCGTATGGGAATCGCTAGTAAAATTTATAGTGCTATTGAACGTAAGTTCGGCTATGAATTACATCCTTCCGACGATGTTAGACCTGATGGTCAAGAGTTCTGGAAAGCTAGAAGCAATATAGATGAAGCCCCAATCAAACTTTATACTGATCCAAACTATTTTGGTGCTGATGTAGATGATACCAACTTGAAAAATCTTCCTGTTGACGATATCCCTATCAATCAGCTAGTCGGGTACGAGCCGGACTCAAAGATGAACAGAGAAGATGCAAAGGTTAATGTCAAAAAGATATTATCATCGCTCATGAAGGGTGAGGAAGTTCCTCCTATTCTAGTTCGCAAATGGAAGAACGGTTATCAAGTATTAGACGGGCATCATCGTTTCTATGCATACAAGCTATTAAAGAAAAAGACTATCCCTGCACAGATTGTCCCTGACGAAGATATCGAAACTGTTAACGAAGCCTCAGGTTACATTCCAAGCAAGAAAGAAGCCAACGATCCTCGCTTCAAGACTGCCCTCACTGTAGATGTAAAGCCAGACGCAATCAAGAAGAACGCTAAGGCATTCGGCTTCAAGACATCACGAGCAGGTATTCCCCCGCAAGCTAGACCAGATGGAAAGATAAAATGAAAGACGTAATCTACTTCACCGACATTGCTAAAGAACATTTTCAGCAGATTTGCAGCAAGACAGGTTCACTCGGTGTTCGACTATCTCTTGCAGGTGGCGGATGTGCTGGATTCAGTTATAAATGGGATTTGGTTAATTCCACTGATGAGGCATTTACAGATGACTACTGCAAAGTCTACGATGATTGGACTTTTTGGTTAGACAAAACTTCTGAATTGTACCTGCTTGGAAGCACTGTAGATAAAAAAGTAGACCTTATAGGAAGCGTGATTGAAATTAAATCACCCTTAGCGGCTAGCAGTTGTGGTTGCGGGGAAAGCATCAGCTTTAAGGTATAAACAGGTTGACTTATGCCCAAAATTCTTGTAGATTATGGGTATGACTGAGAAACTGTTTAGCAACGCTATTGAAGCCCGAGAACTCATCTCGTCTCTCCGTATCCAATTGGGCCGCATGCCCTACAATCCCGATCTTCGGAAATATTGCGATAATTTGGGCAAAATGGTGTCAGACCTCAGTTCTGTAGAAGTTGAAGCCCGTCGGTCCCGCAGGACTGAAAAGTACGAAATCCAAGCAGGCAAGCTGGAAAAAGCTGTTGCACATTTGCAACAACTCATGCTAATGCACCGACTTATGAGCTAAATTGCTAAAAAGGCAAAAAAGTGGTTGACTTTGGTATGCTTCTTAGCTATATTGAGAACATAGAGATTGAGCAGCGAATTCTTTCTCTAGCATTTAATTTTGGAGCTTAAAAAATGTCTCATGTTTCTGATACCCTGACTGTCACTTCGACTCAGGCTCGTAAGGCGCTTCTCACTGCATTTAAGGCGAAGCGTCCTGTTTTCTTGTGGGGCCCTCCGGGCATCGGTAAGTCTGAAGTTGTTGAAGAAATCACCGAAGAACTCGGTGGTTACATGATCGATCTGCGTATGGCGCAGATGGAACCTACTGATATTCGTGGTATTCCTTACTTCAATAAGGAAAACAACAAGATGGACTGGGCTGAGCCTGTCGATCTTCCCAGCGAAGAACTCGCTGCACAGTACCCGATCGTCGTTCTCTTTCTTGACGAAATGAACTCGGCCCCGCCCGCAGTTCAGGCTGCTGGTTATCAGTTGATCCTCAATCGTCGTGTTGGTAAGTATAAGCTTCCTGATAACGTTGTTATCGTTGCTGCTGGTAACCGCGACAGTGACAAGGGTGTCACGTATCGCATGCCGATGCCGCTTGCTAATCGCTTCATTCACATTGAAATGCGCTACGACTTCAACGCTTGGCAGGTCTGGGCTGTGAACAAGGGCGTTCATCGTGACGTTGTTGGTTATCTCTCGTTCTCTAAGCAGGACGGTTATGACTTCGATGCGAAGGGTTCGTCTCGTGCATTCGCTACCCCGCGTTCGTGGGTGTTCGTGAGCGATCTGCTTGACGATGAAGAAAACATCGACAACGACACTCTGTTCAATCTCGTAGCAGGTGCAGTTGGTGACGGTCTCGCTACGAAGTTCATGGCACACCGTAAGGTTGCTGGTCGTATGCCCGAGCCTCTCTCTATTCTTGAGGGCAAGGTAAAGGACCTCAACGTCAAGGAAATCTCTGCGATGTATTCGCTGACGATTTCTATGTGCTACGAACTGAAGGACGTGCTTGACAACAAGCGTGTCGATATGAAGAAGTTCCACGAAATGTGCGACAACTTCTTCGAATACATGATGAAGAACTTCGAAACTGAACTGATCGTTATGGGTTCGAAGATTGCTCTTAAGACGTATAAGCTGCCGATTGAGCCTTCTCAGCTTAAGACGTTTGATGACTTCCACAAGAAGTACGGTAAGTACATTGTGGCGGCAGGCGACTAAAGCCTGGGCTCCATGGGGAGGGGTTAGAGACAGCCCCTCCCCTTTTATTACCTGTCTCTTTGAAAGGACCGCACAGTGTCTACTAAGAAATTCTTTACCTACAGCGTAGAACAGAAGCGTCTCCGTGATTGTCAGCTACGTATCAATGGATTGACTGTTAGCGTCAATATGGGCCAACCGTATCAGTCCGAACTTAATCGGATGCTTGCTGCCCGTGCTGATATCCTCACCCGTATTTCTGCATCAGAATTAGCAGAAATGGAAACCTATGAAAATCGTGTCCTTACTCCCTATGAAAAGGCCGAAGAAGATAAGGCGATGAAAAAGTCAATGGAAGAAAACCGAGACCGGCCCTCAATTTAAGTAGGAATAAATGACTGAAAATAAAATGAAGATCGTCTTTGCTCCGGGTTGTTTTGACGACTTTGACGGGACCCAAGAAGAAATGAACGAACTACTTGCGGAAATCAATCGCATGATAGACAGTGGCGAGTTACTAGAGAACGCTGTCCCTGTGAGTGAGTTGGACCTTGATGACCTTCCCGATGATGTGATTGAATGGCTTGAGGAAGATATCTCCCCAAAAAATACTCGACATTAAGGCTTGACTTTGGTCCTGTCTTATACTATATTAGTAACATGATCAAACGAAAGGCTATCTCAATGAGCGATGTAATTTCCCCCGCTAAGAAAAAGCGTTCTCGCAGTAAGAAGTTTGAGAACCTCATCGGTCCTACCGATCCTAAGGTAGACAATGATGCTCGTGAGCGCATCATCACTTCTCGTATCAGTCTGTTGCTCAAGCACTCGTTCTTTGGCAACCTCGCTACTCGTCTTAAGCTGATCAATGCTGACGAGTGGTGCACGACTGCTGCAACTGACGGTCTTAACTTCTACTACAACTCTCGCTTCATCATGATGCTTCGTCCGAAAGAAGTTGACTTCCTTGTCGGTCACGAGGTCCTTCACGTTGTCTATGATCATATGGGTCGCCGCGATCATCGTGATCCTGAAATCTGGAACATCGCCGATGACTATGCCGTGAACGCTGACTTGAAGCGTCACAAGATCGGTGAATTCATCACTACTGTGCCTGCGTTGTATGAAGCAAAGTATGACGGCAAGCCTGCTGAGGAAATCTACGAAGACCTCATGAAGAATGTGCAGTATATCAACATTGAGGATCTCCTCGACAAGATGCTTGATGATCACATTGATGGTGAGGGCGACGATGAGGGCGAAGGCGAAGGCGGCGACAAGAAGGGTAAGGGTCGTCCGAAACTGTCAGAAGCTGAAAAAGAACAAATCCGTCAGGAAGTGAAGCAGTCCATCATCAATGCTGCACAGCAAGCTGATGCTGGTTCTGTGCCCGCAGGGGTTCAGCGCATGATCAAGCAGATGACTGATCCTATCATGCCCTGGCGTGAACTCATTCAGACTAATCTGACCTCTGCTATCAAGTCCGATTACTCTTGGATGCGTCCTTCTCGTCGCGGTTGGCACATGGATGCTGTCATGCCTGGCATGACCCCCGGTGAAGAAATCGATGTTGATATCTATATCGACATGTCGGGTTCAATCAGCAACAAGCAGGGTATGCAGTTCCTTAGCGAAGTCGCTGGCATGATGGATGCGTTTGATGGTTACAATCTCCGTGTGACTTGCTTCGATACTCGTTGCTACAACACTCAGGAGTTTTCTTCTGAAAACATGGATCGTATTGAAGAATACGAACTGAATGGTGGCGGTGGTACCGACTTTGATTGCATCTTTGATGACCTCAAAGAAGCTGGTCGTGTACCCAATCGGCTGATCGTCTTCACTGACGGTTATCCTTTCGGTTCGTGGGGCGATGCTGAATACTGCGACACGACTTGGATCATTCACGGTGATCCTAATCCGAACCCGCCCTTCGGTACGTTTGCACTCTACGACGATCATCGCAAGGGTAAGTGATTTACGAGTCACCTGACGGGGGAAAGACGGTCTATGCAAGAGAGCATGGATCGTCTACCCGTACCTTGATTAGGATAGACAAAAGTATAGAGAAAACTCGTCGCCTAATGCAGCGACGAGAGCATCTGTTAAAAATCTGCGAACTAGCAGAAACAAACCCTACAATCAACGACCAGCTACTCAAACTGGAAGAACTTTACATATTGGTTTGTGATGACAAAGACGATTGAAAATATTAATCTAGAAACTTGGTTTACTGAGCGGGAACTCTCAGTCAATCCAAAACACTTCACTAAGACTTCTACACCGCTTACTCCCGAAGCAAAAGCGTGGATCCTAGAAAGGCTGCATGGTCGATTTTCCAAATACAGTAAAAGTGGAGCTACATTCTTAGAAGGTAGTGGTATTTACCCTACATTTGAAGACCCAAAAGAAGCCGTTTTCTACGAATTAGCGTGGGGATAAAAATTTAGACATCGTTTTCTCCTGTTAAATACTTGTGCTATAAAAACCTTAAGGAGAAAACACAATGGCTTTTTTAAGACACGTAGGTAAGCAAGGAGACCGCAAAGTAGCGGTAGTGTTCCGCGAAGTCCCTGGCGAACCGCACATGGCCTTGGTTGTTTACACTGAAACTCTAAATCGTAATATTCACGATCCACTCGTAAAATGTATTGAAAGTGATATCGGTCAGAACAGTGAAAACTTAGCCGAAGCCCTCAATCGTACTTTTACGACAGACGGACAAATTATTCTTCAGAAGCTACACGCTGAAGGAATGCTAAAGAAGGTTCAGACTGAACTTGTAGTCATGACCCCTGCCCCAAACACTAGAATCAAGTTGAATGAACTCAACAAGATTCTTGATGAAATGAAGATGGGCGAAGAAGCAGTCAAGAAGTTGGCTGACATGGACAGTCAGATGGGAATTCAAGATCCTGCTGCTGTTGCAAGACGTATGCGCGGGGACCTGGTTCCTGAATTAGATACTACACCAATTCAAGCAGCGTCAGGCGATGCATTGGGCGACACTGCCCTTGCTGCTAATCTACGTCAGCAAGCTGAACGTATGAGCCGCGAAGCAAACGGTCTTCTAGTAGAAGCACAGCGTTTGATCGATCAAGCACGTGGACTTGACCCAGCTTCTGCTGCGCCGAAGATTGACTCAACTCCCGTAAAGACCAGAGGACGTCCTAAGAAAACTCCAGTATCAGCAGCTTAAGGTAAAACGTGAATGTCACCTGAGTTTATGAGTAAATGGGAACGTTTACTGGAAGGTGTTGATAAGCAAAAGATTCCAATTGAATTCATCAAGAAATTAATTCTTAAACTCGAACGGAAACGACAACGCACTATCAATATTGAACGTCTACTAAAAGACGGACTTGATCCTGATCAAATAGAAGATGTAGTAAGTAAAGTACTTACTGAACTAGATGATGAGGTAACAAACATTGAGTTTATTCTCAATGTGCAATCTATAGCGGAAACAGTACAACCGGAAACGGATCAATTATTGAGAGGACTATGAAACTTATTTTAGCTTGTGACCCTGACGGGGGAATAGGCTATCAAAACAGATTGCCCTGGACTAAAATCCAGGGCGATTTGCCAAGATTCAAACGACTTACTGATAATCAAACAGTTATAATGGGGCGTAATACTTGGGATAGCTTACCATATAAACCATTACCCAACAGAATCAACATTGTCGTATCTTCTAGCCCTCTAGAAGCGGAACATCACAATGTAATCCGTGCGCCGGACTTGAGTTTTAATCGACCAGACGATGTTACGTTTTGGTTAATAGGGGGTGCTAGATTAATTGAAAGCTGCTGGGAATATATAGACGAAGTACACCTGACTAAGGTGTATGACCATTACACTTGTGATACCTATATAGATTTGCTATATGTAGAGCGTAATTTTGTCCGAACTTACAGTGAGGTTTTTTCGGATCATCTGTACGAGATTTGGAAAAGAAAATGAAGCAATACCACGATTTATTACAAGACATTTTATTCAACGGTGAAGAGAAGGATGACCGAACTGGTGTAGGAACCATCAGTGTGTTTGGTCGCCAACTGAGATTTGATTTGACAGAGGGTTTTCCGGCTATTACAACCAAGAAGCTAGCTTGGAAATCAGTCGTTAGTGAACTACTTTGGTTTTTAGAAGGGAGCAATGATGAGAGAAGACTTGCAGAAATTTTACACGGATCCAGAGATGATGCAAATAGCACAATCTGGACAGGAAATGCTCAAGCAGCTTATTGGACTCCGAAAGCGAGACACGAAGGGGATTTGGGAAGAGTATATGGTGTTCAGTGGAGACGCTGGAACAAACACGTTGAACGGAAAAACTTCGGGCCAGCACACCTCGGCGGAAACAGAATAGCGGTTGATCAAACGGAAGTTGATCAGATTGCAAATCTAATTGACGGAATCAAGAATGATCCAAATGGACGTAGACACATCCTAACTGCATGGAACGTAGCAGAACTTGATCAGATGGCTTTGCCTCCGTGTCATGTGCTGAGTCAATTTTACGTAAGTAAGGGCAAGTTAAGCTGTCATATGTATCAGCGCAGTGTTGATGTTTTCTTGGGTCTACCATTCAACATCGCATCCTATGCTCTACTTACTCACTTGATTGCTCAGGTATGTGATTTACGAGTAGGTGAATTGATTATCTCTACCGGTGATACGCATATCTATTCTAATCATATTACACAGGTTAAGCAACAGCTAAACAGAGAACCAATGAAGTCACCTGTGCTTTTCCTCAATCCCGAAATAAAAAACATTGATAAATTCTCAATGGATGATATACTTTTATTTGACTATCAGAGTCATGGAACTATCAAAGCAGAGATGGCAGTATGAACCGCGAACAAATCATTAATAATATGTGCATGACCTTTCGACACGACTATGAACTCGTGATTAGTGAGGATGATCGTATGTACACACTTAATTCAGGTATGACAGTTCGAGAGCGTGAAGCTTTGTATCGTGATATGTCACAGGTCTTTGATAATACTCTTGCACCGTATATGGACCTCAATCAGTGAGAATTTTAGTAACCGGTGGTATGGGATTCATCGGTCATCACGTTGTATCTCAATTAGAAGACCTAGGACATAGAGTACCTCAAAGGTCACCCATTTTGGGATAAATAAAGTTAAGACTTTTTACGTACAGAAAAGGGAATAACTAATATCATGAATGTATTTTGGCTCATCGCACTGTTACCGCACTTCGTTATTACATTACTAATTGCTGCTGGTGTCGTGGGTCTGCTGGTAGCCTCTTTTGTTGGTAAAGTTACCTTCATCAAGCAATACAATCTTCCTATCAAGATTGTATCACTTGTACTGCTGGTATGCGGTATCTATCTACAAGGCGCAGCAGGTTACAAAGCATCGACTGATAAAGCTGTAGCAGACCTTCAAGTAAAGCTAGCTAAAGCCGAAGCTAAGTCTGCGAAAACAAATACTGAAATTGTTGAGAAGATAGTCACAGACACTCGGGTGATCCGAGAAAGGGGAAATACCGTGACTCAATATGTTGACCGCGAAATTGTCAAGTATGATGAAAATTGTAAACTTCCTGTTGAGGTAATCCGCGCTCACAACGCAGCAGCAACACTAGACACCGGAAAGTTAGATGGAGATAAGAAGTGAAGAAATTAATGCTTCTACCTCTTGTCCTACTTTCAGGATGCGCTATTCACGCTGTTCCAGTAACACCTAAATTTCCAGAGGCTCCGGCAACATTACTAGAAAAATGTGCAGGGCTTAAAGAAGCTACTGAAGGCATGCGTCTTACCGAATTCACAAAGATAGTAGTTGATAACTATATTCTATATCACGAATGTAGCCGCAAAGTTGAGGGTTGGAACGAGTGGTATACTAAGCAAAAAGAAATCTTTGAGACCGCTACCAAAAAGTAAATTGGGTCTTCCACTGATAAATACTTAACAAGATGGAAGGCTAATATGAGTACAACCCCACTTTATTCACAAGAAGTTATCAATATCGGAGCCAATCCAAACGATGGTGAGGGCGATCCGTTACGTGTTGCGTTTAGCAAAGTCAACAATAACTTCTCTAATCTATTTCAGACGTTTCTTAACTCTACAGTAGCGTACTCCTTTGGTAACACAGCTGGCCAAGTAATCTTTGAAACCCCTGCAAATACGTTCACCCAAGGACAATTCTACATCAAGTCTACTAACGGCGGTACACTAGTTAGCCAGACAATTCAGTTGTACGCTCAAATCAAGAATGATCTTACTGATGTCAAATTTACTGGATATGGCTCAACCTTCTTCGGAAATGCAATCTCAAGATATGACATGAACGTGAACAATCTCACTGGCAATGTACAAATTTTAGTCAATCCTTTGACTTCTGATGATCTAACTCACTATGTTGCTTCGCAAATCATGTGGGAAGGTCCAAACGTTTCGGGAATGTATTTGGGTGCTGATGGTTATGTTGATGGTGTACTATCAACTGAAACAGATGTTCCTATCACAACCGAGCAGTCATCATAAAATGAGAGCGCATGAGTTTATAACAGAATCGACGGGTTCAATCCAACCTGCAGTAGAGCGCACCCTTCCTGCTGCTTGGGTAATCGACAAATTAAAGAACAGCGATTTTTATGCACAATATAGATTTGGCGTATCGTTAGCAGGAGCAAAAGGTGCAGAACAGCGTAAGAAAGACGATGTGCCAGAGTTTGCTAAAGAAACTCCTTGGGGAGAAAATTTAGTTGTAGTATCGTATGCAGGTAGAGAACCCTTGCAAAGTTATCTTGATGATGCGTTGCGTGAAATGGGACTAGTATCCAGTGACGCTAAACTAGTTACTACACCAAAGAGTGAAGAACCGGCCGATACCGGTACTAAAAGCACGTTGCCTCCATTCAAAGGATACAAGAAGTGAGAGCGCACGAGTTTATAAACGAATCCAAAGAAGGCAAAGTTTCTAAAAGAGCAGCACAAGCTACCCGAGGCATGCATAAAGTGCGTGACGCCGGCGGGTATGACAGAACATATCATCTTAATCGATTAGGAATGGCAATGGCTTCTGCTGACGGCAAAGACAAAAAGCCTGTACAAATGGATTCAGCAAGTTGGGTAGAAAAATTTAATACAGTTCATCCATACACCGAAGCAGAACACAACATGCTTCATCAAGCTATGAACACTATTCCGACTGAACACAAAGCTGCGGTTCCCTTCAGCAAAAGCCTAGAGCTAGATAGTACAAATAAAAATAGTCCAATTGCTTCAAGACCTAAAGATTTCCGCAAGAAAAAATAATTCTCTCGCTTGATTAGCGCATAAGTAATTTCATGCAAAACTTAATCGATATCAACCAAACACTCGACTTGATTAAACTCAAGTTCTACAACGAATGGCTTTATACTGCCCACATCCACGATGAGGGAGATAGTCAATTTCACAAAGTCTTGACTAAACAGATCGTAGAGACATATGTTGACCCTCTTAATCTTGCCAAGGACGCAACTATCCTTGATCTTGGATGCGGCCCGGGTTACTTTCTTGACGAAATGTCTACTAGAGGCTATACTAATCTAACGGGAGTAACACTCAGTCCTGGAGATCAGGAACTATGCAGAAGCAAGAACCACACCATCAAGGGCTATGATTTATCTTTCTTGCCACAACAATATGGATATTATGACGAGTCAGTGGACTTCATCTTTTTGCGTCATGCTCTAGAACATAGTCCGTATCCTATCTTCTCGTTAATGGAATACAATCGTGTTCTTAAGCAAGGCTCAAAGATTTACATCGAAGTTCCTGCCCCTGATTGTGAAAGACAGCATGAGTTCAATCTAAATCACTATAGTATCTTTGGTTCTACTCAGTTGACTGCGTTACTTACTCGTTGTGGATTCAATATCGATCAGTTCAACAATCTAGAGTTTGATTTGTCAGTTCCTAATCCGGAAACTCCAGATGAAGAACCAAAGAAGATGACGGAAAAGTATTACTGTATTGTTGCTACTAAAGCAAGACCTCTTGATATTAAGTAATATACTACTAAAGAGTAAAAAA